AAATAATAATTTTAGAATTTGGGGCGATTTGGGGCGACCTCCTCAAATATATATAAAAAAATATCTTTTTATTTATCTTTACATTTTCATTAAGGTTTTAGCCAAGTTGGCTCGTTTCTTCATAAGCTTAGTCATTTTAAATTTATTGCCTCTAAATTCAAACTCATCGCCAACCTCCATTTTTGCTAGTCTATTAGCTTCGCTCTTCATGAGTGGTTTATCGTCTTTTTTTATTTTTAACATTCTCTTAAATGATCCCTCTTTTAATTCTTCAAATGGAATCCCGCTGTCGGCTTCAGCTGCACTTTGTTTAGGCTTACGTTTTGGTTTAGTTCCAGAATGCGAAGGCATTATTTAGTAAAATATAAAAAGAAAATAATTATCAGACAGTTTTTACTAATGTCTCTGTGTTAAATCCAGCTATATTTCTAATGTATGATTGAATTATTTCTGGCTTAGAGGCACGAGTACTAGGGAGAACTGCATCTCCACTATTTACTCCAGATTTAACGATTTGGTCGTAGTCACGCATTCTAAAATCACTTGTTCCACCCATGCCGAAAGTATAATCTAAACCGATACCCATAGCATTGGCGCGGCAGTTATTCCCACAGCCTTCAGTAGCGGCAGTGGCTCCGCGAGTAGCATCATACTGAGCTTCAATGCTAAGCTCTTGTTCTTTTAATCCAACAGAACACTTACTGGCTAATGCACCGTTAAGGACAGAGCGCTGGAATAAGTTACGAACTTCTGCATCGCCAACCATACCGACACGGGGTAAAACGTTCTGGGCTGAAATAGCGGTACCATCTTTATTAGTCTTTTTAAGTTGACTTGGTTCAACTTCTACTACGAAATCCTGAGGCTGTCTAACATTGTTCTTTTGCTGTGTGTAACTTTGTAACCCAAGAGGAATCCGGAAATTGGAACCGTTCTGGAGTCTTGAATTTTCTTGATCCTGGTCTAAGTAAAGGTTGACGATACCACGAACGGCAGCAGCGTTTGGAGTGTACTTAGCTGAGTTAGAAGATGAGTTAACATCGTTAATAAGATTGAATCTATCGCTAAGAAGCATATTTGGATTGTAATCCTGTAAGTCTTGAGGAGTTGGAACTAAAAGCCTTCCAGTAAGCCTGAGATCCTTAATTATGAAATAACTACCGTCTACGTTTAAGTCAGCGCCGTTAGACTGATCCTGGAATCTATTATAGTAAAATTGTCCCTCCTGATTAAGCTCAAGGTTAATTAAAAGTCCACCTAATTCACTATTTCCTAAATGGATTGGTTTAGAGTTATTTAAAAGTGCAGTATCTAATTTAAATGAAAATGGCTTACCGTATTGTGGGTCAGCCTGACTTGTGATATTTTTCATCTGCTGTTGGGTACCTCCTGCTGCTCCAGTAACTTGGTTATCCATAAGTGATGAATGTCTATTAATTAAGTTGGCGTGAGTCCCTGCGGCATCAGCGCGGATAAGTGGTGAGGTTAAATAGCCGTCTTTAGAGTTAGTCCATGCTTCGCGTGTATTTACGAACATAGGGTAGTTGCGGTGTTCGCTAATTGATACTGAAGTCTTTTTAGACTGCACGAAAACTCTCTTAATCATATTCTGAACTCCTCCCCAATTGGATATATTTTGGTTAGTATAAGCCTGAAGAGTAGCTCCATTATTAGCGTTAAATTCAGCTAATGTAGTTGCGGCAGCGGCTTTACAGGTAAGAGGTGCGCCAGTTGATGTAACGTGAAGGATGCGGCCAGTCAAATACATATCGCTAGTATCTAGTAATCTATCCTGTGCTGAGATCTGGAATTTAACGTTAGCGTTACCTTTTACATTAGAAAAACCTCCGGTAAGAACGTCGGCGGCTGATGCTACGCTTTGGTCGTTGAGTGGTGGAATACTAAAATAAACTTTAGAAACAGGCATTTTATTGATAAATAATAACAACAAGATTTTTTTAAGAAAAAAATAAAAAAAATAAAGAATTTATTCTGGTGGCTGGGGTGGCTGGGGAGGCTGGGGTGGCGGTTGGGTTGTCGGTTGTGTTGCTTCTCTTAATTGTTGTGGAGTTGGATCCGCTACTGCCTGAATACCTCTAGCCGTTAATTGTTGAATTGTTTGTTCTATTTGGTTTCTTCTATCTAATAAAGTTTGGTATTCACTAGCCTGTAATCTTGGGTCTCTTAAACGGTCTTCACTTACTATTAATTGTTGTTCTAAATTTCTTAAAACTTCGCCAAGTTCTCTTTCTTGGGCTTCTCGTTGTTGCAAAGGTGTAAGTTGTTGAGCTTGTCCACGCCGACCAGATCTCATAAAGGAAGCTGCACCCCGCGCGGGGTCACCGCCATATTGCGAAAATCTTTCTGCTTGTCTTGCTGCTACTCTTGCTGCCTCCCTATCTCTAGCAGACTGTGGTATGCCTACGCGACCGCCTGCGCCCTCTACTGGCTCTAATAGTGCTTCTTCTATTGGAGGTAACTTAGGTTGAAAACTTGGAGATCTGTAATTAGGGTCACGTTCAAACGGCTCAGGCTCTAATGCTGGAACTCCAAGTCCAGCCTGTGCATCTAAAATTGCTTCAATCTCGTTAAGATCTTCGTCGGGTACACCAGCTCCGCCACCACCGTCTCCTATAATATTAGAGATATCCATTCTAAGGTTAGATCCCTGTTTATTTGCATCGGTTGATTTTTGTAATATGGAAGATAGCGCTCCTGATACCTGCTGCTCTTTAGCCGCCTGTGCAGTTGAGGCTAAGAAGTTAGTTGGCTTAGGTATTGGTATAGATATTTTAAATAAGAATGAACTATCAGGCTCTAAGTCTATATCTGTTAAATCTGGATTTAAAATAGCCATACTAATAGTGTTGACCTGTTTAGGATTAGATAAAGTATGTGTTAAAATATTTCTATCAGCTACATAATCTTGGTTACTTAAATTAGATTTTGGTATGATATCTAATATACCACTGTTTTGCTGATTCTTTAAAACATCTACAGGCTCTACTAAATCACTTGTGATTACCATGTAACCATTTTGTGAAAGTGTTGGTAGTTTTCTAGCTGTAAAATCTTTAGCAGTTGTTACTACGGGAGTCATAACTGCCTTTTTATAAAAAGACCCTTGGAACCCTGCAACGTTTACAACGGAAGCAACCTGTAAATTATTATTAAAATTAGCTGTGGGGCGACTATTACCCATCATATTAAAAAACTGGACATTAGATACAGCTGGTAGAGCGCCTCTATAAATAGTCCCTTGCGCTGGACTTGAAGGCACAGGTATAGCTGCTGAAGCTGTTTCACTTAATGGATTAAATAAATTGGATATGTTTGGTAATATAGTTTGGTCGCGACTTTGGTCGGTTGTAAAACCTTCGTATAATTGATCTGTACCATACCAGTTAATAAATGTTTGCCCTGCTCCGTCTTTTAAATCATTTTGTATCTCATCATATTGAAAACCTAACCTAGACCAAATGGTCGTATTCCAGGCCGCCTGAGCTTTAGCCTCTGATGTAAAAAAATCACTATAAAGCCTATATTCGTTGCATCTTTTTTTAGCGTTATCATTTAAGTCTGGATTTAAATAAGTAAATTCTTTATCGCCTAACCTTTCTGAGGTTTCTAAAGCCCAATTAGTAACAAGTATCCCAGTAGTCCTAGACATAATAGCCGTAATTGCTTTAGTAACAGTATCAGTAAGTGCCTGCATCTGCGCGCCTGTGGGGACTTTATTAAAGACACACTCTTGACCTGGACTTGACTGGGAAGCCCCGAATCTATCAATAGTTGGAATTCTTCTAGGTTCGTGCAGTTTACTTAATGAATAGCCAGAATTATTTGTATCGTATTTTATTTCAAAGCCAGTAGTACCGAAAGCTATCCCGTTGTAAAAAGGATTAAAATTCGTAGTGTCTGTTTCTGGTGTGTCCCCAGTACCATCGTTGTTATATGCGTTGGCGTCTTCAAATCCCATAAAGTATCTAGCGTCTGCACTAGCTGTAGGACAAATCCTTGAGAATTTTACGGGTCCGGTACTTACGTGAGCGGCATCAAATCCTCCAGCAGCTGCGTTCTCTCTTATTAGTGAGTTTGTGCTTGGAGTAACCGCTAAAACATCGCAAAGACCTAACCTAGATACTTCTAAGTTTGTGTTTGTGCTTATGTCGTCTGAGTCTAAAGCGCCGAGCAATTCAAAGGGTAAATAGGTGTAAAATGTCGGATCGTCGGCGCTTCTAGTACCAGCGGCAACAGCAGACCAACCAGTAGCAGTAGGGAAATTTCTGCACGTAGAATTATTTACGAACATACCGCCCCATGTTTGGGTTTCTTTTTGTCGTGAGTAGAAATCAGCATTAGCTCTATCGTTAAAATCTTTATCAATTTCGCGATTTAAATTAATTTGTTCTGTAATCTTTGCCGCTAGTTTTTCAATAGCATAAATGCCTTTTTTAATAAAAATTTTACTTTTTGCAGTCACTGGTACAGCTACTAAAGTTCCATCAGTTGGACTAGCAATCTGAGTAACTAGGGGCATAATATTCTCAGTAAATCCAGCATCAGATAAATTATCAAGATCCGTAGCCAAAACTCCAGTAACGCCAGGGAATTCTTTATCAAGATTAAACCTACGGGCTAGATCAACTATTAAATTATATTCGGGAAGATTTGCTACTTCTTTATCCATAGGCTCAAATACTGGATTATCATAGGTAGTATCTACTGCATAATACTGGTAAACTATTGTCTCGCTAATATCTTCGTTAATTTCAACAGAAGCGCCATTGATGCCTTTTAAATTAACAATGGAACTCTGCAAGCCAATTTCAGTTCCGGTAGGCAAATTCATTACGTTGGGTAGGCGGTATTCAAATCTATTATTTGTTGCATTTGTGTTTACTGAGTTTTTAGTATTTACATCTATATAGACAGTATTAGACATTTGTATTATATTATAAAGACAACATTTATTTTACCCTTTTTTTAGCATAATTTTTAGCGCTAGTGATATAAGAACCTAATTTATTTTTCAATTTACTATCGTCTAAAATGTCTTCTTCGGTAATGTTACTTAGTAGTTTCTCCATGCAATCAAACTCAGCTACACTCCCTAAATTACCCATAACCTGGGCTTTTACGTCATTATATTTTTTAATTTTTTTCTGCTTTTCAAATGTCTTAACCTTCTCGCGTGCAGCCTCTTGCTGAGTAAGTGCCTTTTTTTTCTTTGCTTTTTCTTGAGCTTCTATTTTGTTTGCCTTTTCAATTTCTTTTTGTTCTTTTTTAATTTGCTTCATAGCAGCAGCCTTTGCTTCTTCTTCTAATTTAGCCTGGCGTTTTGCTTTAGCTTTACGCCTGCCCTCAGCTAGGGCTTCTTTTTGTTTCTCAGTTAACTGTCGCTTTGGCTTAAGTTTTTTATCAAATACTTCGTCCTCTTTAATCTCTGAAATTTTTATTTTTACTTCTTCAGTATCACTCATAGTTTATAAATTAAATACAGAAAAAAGTTTAAAAAATTCAGCCCTGATTAATATATCCATTAATATTACCAAAACTAAAATGTCTGGATCTTTAATCGTCGGCGTAAACCCAAGTAATGTTTTGCAGAACTGCGAAGTCACAGCAGCAGGACACTTAAAAATGGATATAGCATCAAGCGGAGGGGGTGCTTTATCTGCTAACGTAGATGTTACAGGAAACACAATAGGACTAGCTACATCAGCTAACCAATCTACTGCTAACTCTTCTTTAGCCACTCTTGCGGGTGCAGTCTCAGGTAGTGAATTCCAGGTAGATGTAATATCTTCAGCTTTACCAACTGGGGCAGCTACTGAATCGTCACTTTCAACAGTTGCTAGTAATACAACCTCACTAGCTGCCGCGGTATCAGGCAATGAACTACAGGTAGACGTGATTACATCAGCGCTACCATCAGGAGCAGCAACAGAGGCTACACTTAGTGCCGCGGAAGTTCATCTAGGTGCTATTGATACCGCTACCAGTAGTATTCAGTCTAATGTCGCTACTAGTTCTTTACAGACTGCTGGTAATTCAATTTTAACTGATGCGGAGGCACACTTAGGAACTATAGACACAAGTACCGCTACAGCATCAACTACCTTGACTGGTATTTCAGCTAAACTCCCAGCAGCGCTCGGTCAGGATGTAATGAGTGACTCACTATCGGTAGTCATAGCTAGTAATCAGTCTTCTATCCCAGTTTCCTCAGCAGGTGCGAATGTAACCGCTTCAAGTGAAACCGCTTCGCCAGGTGCAGGAGTAACTACCAACTCAACAGCTGCTGATATGAATGGCTTTCAACACGTAGCTATATTCGGGAATAGTAATAATACAACAGATCAAATTAATTTACAGATAAGTAATGATAATTCTACATTCTTTTTAGCTCCAATCTATTTCGTGTCCCAGAATTTTTCAACTGGCGATTTTGCTATTAACATTGTAGATAGTGCAGCAAGATATATTAGAATTAGTCAAGCGAACACTACTGGAAGTGGTAAATCATTAACTATCATTACTTCTAAAAAGTAAATATCTCTTTATAAAGTTCATAATCTGGTAATGTTAAATATGTCTGTCTTAAGTCGTGTATTGTTACAGGTATATTAATTATTTTTTTAGTGAAATTCATAATACCGTTAGAGATATTAGATTTTTTCAATATTCGCCCACTAGCTGAGGTGAAAAAGGTATTTAGATTAGGTTTTTTATAATGCGATATATATTTAAGTAAAATAAGGTTAACTATACTTGATCGTACAGTGTAACATATTTGTTTTTCAAGTTTTTTATTATTTCTTTTATTTAATATTAATGTAAATGTGTTTTTGTTGTTTGTTTCGTGCAGTAGGTAAATTTCTTTCTCTAAGCATTCGGCTGGTGTTTTATTTTTTACGTACTCAACGAAAATTAGGTGGTGTAATTTTAAGGGTATTTCGTAAATCAAAAAAGCCAAAAACATAAAATTGCGGAAATTTGTAAAGCTAACATTAGCCTTTAGGTAATCGTCACGGCATTTTTCTATTATGTCGTGTAATGGTCTGAAACTAGCTATTTTATAATATCCGTGGGGGTTATTTTTCATATCTATTAAATCGCTTATAGTTTCGTTGTATTGTTCTATTATTACTTCGGGCATTTCGTGCACCTCTAAAAATACTACTATAAATTCAAGGGTTTTTAATGTTGTTAATGGAGAATATCGGCTTAGTAATTGTGCAGTCAAACCCTCAGTGTCCTCAATAATAGTTGTGTCCCATGTATTGTGATCAAAATTATAAAAATTAGGAAAAACGCGATTAAGCCTTTTTAAATTTAATAAGGAGTCGTTAAAATTATAATGTCTAAATTGTAGCATCTGCGTTTATTTTATATATAAATAATAGAGACATTTTATATATGAAAATAGACGAGGGGAACCTAGACATTATAATTAAACCCGATAAAAACGGGAAGAAATTTAAATATATTGAGGTAACTTGCACAGTATGTAATGAAAGACGTTTACAAAGAATTGATAAATATAGAAATAGAAAAAGCGACTTATGTAAAAAATGCAACGTAAAAAATTTAAACCCAGATAATACAAAGCACGGCTATAGTAAGACTAAGCTCTATCACAAATACCACAATATGCTGCATCGTTGTTATAATGTTGATAACCGATCTTTTAAATATTATGGAGGCAGGGGTATAGGCGTTTGCATGGAATGGTTAGATTTTAAAGATGGACTAAAAAACTTCTATGAATGGTCTTTAGCTCACGGTTACAATGAGGAAACTAATCTACAAATAGATAGGATAGATAATGACGGAGACTACTCCCCCGAGAACTGCAACTATATTACAAAAAGGCAAAACTTAGAAAAAATGGAGAATCTATTCGGGGTGGAAGGTAGAGTAGTAAAACCGGTAGTTAAACCAAAATATGAAAATTTAATAGATAAATTAAAATTAGTTGAAAAGAAAGTAGGATCTTTAGCTTCTGAGGATTACGTGCCTTTATGGGATTTTTTAGAAAACTTAGGAAAGAAAAAATCTAAGTCTAATGTATAGAAAAATGTATGGTTCTTCACGTATGAGTATGCCTAAAAAAAATAGCCCTAAAGCTAATGCTTCTAAGCCAAAAGCCAAGGCTTCTATGTCTGCAATGTCCGCTATGAGTGATGCTGATTATTACAAAGAGCATAAGAAGCACCATAGCGATAAACATATAAAAGCTATGAAAGCGTTACAACGATTAGGAGTTGATAGAAGTAAAGCTCATAGTTATGTAAAAAAATATGTAGATTAATCAAGCCACGTGATATCACGTTCTAGACCAATTTTCCAGCAATAATAAAAGCAATCAAAATTGCAAGCATTTTTTTGGTTTGGATCTACCACACCATTAATTAATTTTTTAAACTGTATTCTTTTTCTTGGTATTATTAGCTGTATTGGATCAGCATTAGAGAACATACGCCTAAAATATTGTGTAAAAATTTTACCTTGAGGCATAATTAAAATAAATGGTTTATTTAATTCGTGCAGTCTTTGTAGAATCTCAGGGCATTTCGTAAAAGGTGGATTAGAAACCACCACGTCTCCTAGATTATGTTCAAAAAAGTCTACTGGCTCATGGATTGTGTTAAATCCTAGCTCCTTTAAATAATTACCGCTTTCTCCGTCGCCATAGAAAGCCTCCCAGAGTACCTTATCGCTTGGAATATATTCTTTAATATTCTCCCAAGCACTCTTCGGAGTCATATAATCGTCGTGTTTAGAAAAAATTTTAGTTTCGTATCCGGCCATATAAAATATTATATTAAAAAAAATTATCGTAACTATCGCTTAAGTAAGTTCTCAATATTTCAATCATATTCTTGACTTCGTAATCTAGTTCTGCGTGTTCGCTTACCATATCAACTATGCGTATGAAGCCGTAGGCGCTAATTATACATTTTTTAAGTTCGGCTACTTCTTCTTGCATTTTAGTGACTTCTTTATCTTTTTCGTTAAACTGTTCTTTTAGCTGATTAACTAATTCAAGGTACTCGCCCTCAAGCATTATAATAATTATTATTTTTTTATTTTCTCTTTTTATACATATAAACTATGTCCTTTAGAATTGAACTAATGAAACATTTAACAGCCTTGCCCGTCACTGAGGTTAAAAAATTAGTAAGTAAGTACAACAAAGAACTAGACATTAAACCAATTACTAAATTGAAAAAAGCCGAAATCTTGCAGAAAATTAAAGATAAAAAACCTATGGATAAGCAACTTCTGGCGAAGTTGACTAATGAAGCACGTGCTAAAGTTGAAGGCAAGAAAGCTCAGAAAGCCAGTGAGAAAGAGGCAGCGAAGAAGCCAGTAGAAAAGTTCGGCACCGAGAAGAAAAAAATTAAGGTTAAGAAGGCTAAACCGGATTTTTTAGATCTTGATAAAGACGGCGATAAAAAAGAACCCATGAAGAAGGCTGCAAAGGAGGCTAAGAAGTCTGCACCCAAAGCAATGCCTAAAGAAGACGCCAAAGCATTCGCTGCCGCTTTCGCCAAAGCACCGGAAGAAGAAAAGGGTAGCTTATTCTCTGATAAACCTAAAAAATTTAAGGGAGTAGCACCTGAAATAAGCAAAGCACAAAAAGAATTAACAAAAGAATTAAATAGAGTACTGAGACTATTAAAAACTAAACCATTTAAAAATAAACCCCTAGCCGCCTATCGTGGTGCTCCTAATGTAGATAATTTTTATGCTAATATGCTTTACCAACAAAAAACAATTAAAGGTATCAAGGAGGTTGAAAAATTAATTAGAGATTGGGAGAAAAAAAACGAAAATAAAAATTTAAAAGGTGAGTCCGCAACGACTGAAACTACGAACACAATAATAGAAAACTGGGGCAAGTCTGTAAATAATGTAGAGCTAGAACAAAAAGAAAAACAATTGACCGATACTATAAGAAGTCAATTAGAAAAAAAAGGGAGCTTGAATATTGACGGCTTATTCTCCTCTAATCCTAAACTAGCAAATGATTTATTCGCCAAATATCCACCACAAAAAGTCCTAGACGGTTACAAAAAATATGTAGAATATTTAGACGACGAAGGAGAAAAAGAAATACGACAGGATAAAATAACTGATTATTTTGAAGAAAGAGGCGGAAGACTTCAACCAACTTTTAGGGGTAAAGGATTAAATCAAGCCTCAATAGCTAAAATAGAAAAAGCTAATGAATTTAAATTAAGTAAGGCAGCAAAGTCCCCTGAGCCTAAGACTTCTAGACCCAAAGGCGACCCATTAAAAAAATTAGTATCTATGGCTAGAGACCATAAAAAGAATGGTATTAGTGCAGAAGGAGTAAGGGCATATAAAAAAATGGTTGACGAATTTTTAAAAACAAAACCACCACAAAAAGAAGAAGCCCTAGCAAAAACTTTATATAATTTTATAGTCAATAACGTACTACGACAAAAAAAGAAGACTGTCCCTAATCTCAATAGACTATTAAAAGAGTTAGGATTCAAGGAAATGTAGATTTATTTTTAATTTTCTTTAAGTATCAGATTTTCTGATTTTATATAGAATTAATTAATTAATTAATTAAAAGTATTTAAAAAAATATCTTTTTATATATATATAAAAAAAATGACTAGGCAGAGGCACGAGGAGATTATCAACTCTAAATTTATTGACTATATTATCCAGAACAATTACGAAGAACTAGCAGACTATGATAAGAAGCTATTACCTAAGCTAAAGTCTAAAAATAATAAAGTTTTGCCTTTGTATAAAAAGGGTGGCGTTTTTCTAGATGACCGTAACTGGTGCAGTAAAGGCTTAGCTGGACTTTCTCGCAGGGTTCGTAATACTCTAGCCTATCAGCATTACATTGACGTAGATATTAAGTCAAGTGTTTACGCTGTGCTTGTTTATCTAGGCGACAAATATGGCTTAGATATACCATGCATTGAAGATCATTACGAAAATAGGGACACATATCTTAACAAATGGATCAGTAAAGGTAAAAGCCGTGACGAAGCTAAAAAAGTTTATGCTAGAAAGCCTTTTGATAACTACGACGACTGGTACGATAATAGTAAAATGACTGAACTAGACAAAGAAATTAAAATGGTTCAGGATTTTTTCTGGAATCATGAGGACTTCCAGCGCGATAGGCTTTATGTTACTAAAAAGGGACAACAACTGCACAAGAACAACCCGCGCGGAAAGCTGTTAGCTCATCTTTATTTTACTATTGAATGGGCTATAGTAGAAAAAGCTATGGATTTTTTAGAAACTAAAAACTGCTTTGCTGTAGCTGACCTGCACGACGGATTTTTCGTCCCAAAATCTATAGAAAATAATTTATTAAATGAAATGAATAGCTTTATTAAAAATGAATGTGGCTACGAACAAATAACTTTTATTAAGAAAGAGATGGGAGAGTTTCTAGATATACCTAAGGAGATTATCCAGAACTTTGAGGTTCACGGACAAGCTGTAGCAGTTAAGGAATACGAAGAATTAAAAGTGCAGTTTGAGAAAGTAGTAGGCTTCGTTCATAAACCAAAGCGTTTTATTGAAAGGCATAGCGACGGAACTTTTAGTGAAATGTCTAAGGATGATTTAATTAACGGCTACGAAGCTCATAAAATGTTTATTGATAACAATTCCTTTACAGTTTTCACGCCTAAGGCGGCTTCTTTTGTTCGCAACTGGCTTAAGGATTGTGATCGCAAAACCTACGACGATAAAGTATTTATCCCAAGCCTTGAGGATTGTCCGCCGCGTCTTTTTAATACGTTTACAGGTTTTTTTGTGGAGCAGTATCAACCAGAGATTTTAGCTAATACAGATTATGACGACTTAAATATTATTAAGCATCACATTAAAGAACTCTGCAACGATAACACCCAAAACGTTGAGGCTATGACTAATTACGTTCTTGATTGGTTGGCTCATCTTTTCCAGAAACCAAGCGAAAGATCTAACTCAATGCTTATTTTTAAGGCTGGTGAAGGTATCGGCAAAACAATGTTTGTAGATTTTATCGCTTCTATGATGTGTATGGATAACAAAACCAAATACACTTTTAAAACTTCTAAGCCCGAGCAGTACATTTTTGGCGATTTTAACGATGCAGTAACTAACAAAATGCTAATTTGTTTTGAGGAGCTAAACAAAAATCAACAGTTTATTGATAAATTAAAAGACTTTGTAACTAATGATACTGTTAGCGTCAATGCGAAGTTTCAACAGCGTAAAGAGGTTAAGGTATATCACCGCGTAATAGCTACTACTAATAACGAAAATGTTATTTGTGTAAGTGATACAAATCGCCGCTTTGTCCCTATTGAAAGTAAGCGCGAAAAGATGAGCGTAGCTGAGATTAAAGATACTGTTAAGGCGTTTACTAATCCAAATGCTATGAAATTATTTTATAATGAATTAATGCAGCGCGATATTGAAAAACGAGACTTTAGCGACTTTCCTAAGTCTAACTTATATAATAGGCTCATGGCGACTAGTTCTAATCCTGCTATGTCTTTTATTGTTGATTATTTTGGGGTTGAGAAGACATTTGCACAATACAAAGGTGACGATTACGTAGGCCAAAAAGAGCTTTACGTTGATTATAAAGAATATTGCGAAGAGTATAGATTAAATTACAAAGACAGAAGAGATTTTATTACTTTTGTAAATTCAATTGGTGATTTATTCAAGGACGTACACCACAAGAAATTTAAGACAAAAATTCTCACTTTTGATTTTATTTCTGTTAGGACTTATCTGAAAAAGCGAGGTTACACAATGGCTGAGGAACTTGATAGTGGAAATTGTAGCGAGGAGGAAGAAGCACCAAACATAGACATTTAATTTTTTATTACATATTTGCAAAATATTCTATAATAAAAAAACATTTTATTTTTTCTTTAAATACAGTTTTTTCTTAAGTTAAAAACATTTTTTTATTACTATTTAAAAAAATATTGTTATATATATATAGAAAAAAATGTCTACTTTATCTGCTACTGAAGCTAACGAAATTAAAAATGCGATCGTGCATGAAATCCTTATAGAAAAATATAAAAAAATTGAGGCTAGTCGTAAAAAGGCCGTAATTAAATATTATAATAAAAAATGGAAACCGGACAGGGAAACAATGACTGAAGCAGAACTAGCAGAATTTGAAATGAGGCGCAAAGAACGAAACGAAAAAGCCAAAGCTAGGTATTATGAAAAACAAGAAGAAAACAAACAAAGATCTAAAGACCGTTATTATAGGCTGAAAAAAGAAGCCGAAGAAAATAAAATTAAGTTAGAAAATTTAAAGATAAATGAAGCTAACTAAATATATATGCCGAAACCGGTAGGTGCAGTTACACTAAATAAATGTATTTCATGGAGCGTGAAAATCAGAACAGCTGAAGGTATACAAACAATATTATATAGAGATTTAAAAAGTTTGAGCCAAGATTTAGGCATTCATCGTAGTGTAGTACACAGAATTTACAACGGCAAAACCTCAGGAAAACGTAAAAACATTCTAGGAATTGAAAAATTAGTATTTAAATAGTTTTGTATGGCGGATAGCAATTAGATTTTTCGTATTCTTCTTTGTGGTCGTTGGCTATTTTTATTTTTACACAGTTTAAGGTTTTACGTATACCAAAAACCTTTATTATATTTTGCAGTTTTTTACATTCACCACAATAATACTCGCTTGTAGTATAACCAAGCCAAACAGCTTCGCATAGGTAGCAATATCCCATATTATATCTAAGGATATTATATATTATGGATATTTTTAAAGTTACTTACGAAACCGATAACTATAAAAATGGCGTAGAATCCAAGAAGCTAGTAACCTGTTTTTTTAGTGATATAAATAAAATTAAGGAATCATTTGGCTTAACTAAAGAAGAGATAATTCATTTATATTACGGTATAGGATCAAGTAAATACATTGCTAATACAGTTGTAAAAAATATAGAAAAATATACCCCCGAAGATAATAAGGAAAAGCCTAAATTTTGCGTGCATTTTAGCTAAAATGAATTTATTAAGGGAGCTAATACAGCATTAATATTAACATTAATTAAAGTTTGTGTTGTCGGCGCTCCTGCATCGGGAACTATGTTAACCATAATCATTTTTTGAGCGTCTACGAGCCCATTTAATTTATAAACCATTTGGTTAAAATTAGTAGATAATCTAAAATCGCCTATAGAAGCCCTAATTCTAGAAGATCCTAAATCATATTCATACACTCTGATAGTTGCAGGAAATCCAATAGCTGAAATATTTATATCTGTTAGAATCATTTGGTTATTTCTGGGTACAACAAAATAGCAGCCATGCGATAGATTGTCCCCTGCTGGAATATGAGCGAATGTAACAGTACCAACACTATTAGTTACGAAAATGTCGCCATCATTTTTTAGTAGTGAACCAGCCTGAGTTACCTCAACACGATGCACGGCTAAACCTAATACTCCTACCGCGTGAACTCCAGTAGCAACAGGCATATTAAAGATCTCTGTTTGTTCGTCGTAATTAGAATCTATATAAAAAATAGTAATACTTCTAGCTCCTGTACCAGCTGTAGTATCATTAGCAGAAGTATTTTGCACATATAAATCTATTGGCGTTTGTCCTATTGAAAATACATCATAATTATTTACTCCAATAGTGTACTCTGCTGAATTCTGCTGGTTTGTAAGACCTAGAATATTGACTTTTTTAAAATCATCGTGTAACCCTCTTACCATATCAACATTAAATTCATTAGCGACTCTGTGCAGCGAAGTATTATCATCTACTTTAATTTTACTGTTTAAAAATGTAGAAGAATTGAACTGAGTAATTAGGGAGCAGTGTGCAGTAAGACAGAACTTACCCACAGCTCCGTCGGTATTAGTTAATTCTATTTGGATATGCTGTGGAGGAATATCATAAGATCGGTGAAAAGTAGTGTTACCTGTAATATCTTTTTGGTAGAATAAAGTTCTATCTAATTCGCTTTTTGTTGGAGATGTAAAAATTTTAAATGTAGTTTTTACTGTTGCATGAATATTAAAATCTACAATTGAAAAATGCTGAATAAAAACAAATTGTGACTTAAATCCAGCGGCTGGGAAAATACCCTGTTGACTTAAACTTTGGAGCCGAATATAATCGCTATCGTGATAAGGCATTTATAATTAATTAATACATTTATTTTAAATTATTTTCTTTTAATAGGTTATTAAAACAAATGAACTCCGCAACAAATACTAAAATGATTTCTTTAGTTCCTACAAATGGAACAGAATTTGATTTATCATCAGGCCAAAAAGTAATTTTTGAAATACCAGCTAACGTTGCATTGATGAAAGGACGTGACTCTTACATGGTATGGGACATAGAAAACACATCAAGCGATAATAATAGACTTGCCGTCAACAGCCAGGCAGGTTGCGAAGCTGTAATTTCTAGAGTAGATATTTATGCACTTCGTGACGGAACCCATATTGAAACACTTAACCATTACAATCAGATAGCAGCAATGGCTAACCAGTACCTTTACGAAGATAAAACTAATCTCCAGTCACTCCAGGGTTGTGGTAAGAAGGTTTACGCTAACGATCACAGCGCCGCAGCCGCTGGTGTTTCACCAGTTCTAGGCTCAGTAGACGACCCAGAAGATTCTCAGTTATCACCAGTCAATTCAACTGACGGAACTCAGGCTTACAATTTTAGAAGATTTACAGCTCCCCTTAAGTCCGGTTTCTTAGGTCGCTGGTGGGACGATGAGCGCCTTTGCCCTGTTCTTGCTACTGGCGGTGTCCGTGTAGAATTTACATTAGAAAACCCAGATATAGCTCTTCAAGTATTAAATAACAGTTTAAAAAATCAGGCTGGAACAGCAGCGAACATTACCCCAGAAGCAGCCGTCGGTGAGGGCGCTGCTTGTATTAACAGAGGTGGAGCATCTAATATTTTCTCAGTAGAATCAACAACAGTAGCAAAATGTGGTTTGGCTGTTGGAAATAAAGTTAATCTTGACGGAGACGTTGGTGCAGGGGTTGTTAGTTTAGCAACTAATAGAACTATCACAGCTATCGCACTAAATGGTACTGACGTTGAGGTTACATTTGACGGTGCAGCAGTCAATGCTTCTAATGATAACTCTATTAGGTTAGCCTCAGCCGTTAAGTCAGCTAAGGTTCGTCCTTCATGGCGTGTAGTATCTGTCGCCCCTCCAGAGGGAATGATTAATTCAATTTCAGGTGGTTTACAATATGAATTTACTTCTTACAACTACCACACATCATCACTACTTGCATCAGCACAACAACATCAGGTAGAGCTTAACTCAGTTGCTACTAGGGCTCAATGTATAATGTCTAGTTTTGTAAATGAATCCAACACAACTAAGGGAGGTTTTAGTAGTTACTTTAGCGGTGCAGTTCCAAAAGAATTAAAATTAAATAGCGTCCAGTATTTCTTAAAGAATAGATTACAGCCAGTAAGAGCCTATAATCCCGAAGTCACCGGACAGAGAATTATAGCTCAGCACGAATTAGCTAAGTCTTTTGATTCAATCTCATACGAAGCCGTGGATCTAGGAAACACTGACGGAGCAAACCTTGGAGTTTACACAAACAACTTTATGATTGGTCGCCAGTTAGCTAAGCGCCCTTACTATTATGATCTCAAGGATGCAGAAGGACAGATCCGCCTTGGATTCTCTGGAACCAGAACAGATAATTATACAATTAACACTTTTGTTTGGAATAAATTCGTACTTAACATAGGCGCCGGTGCCGATATCGCATTGGTTATCTAAAATACTTAGTAAGTAAGTAAGTAAATACAAAAAAAGTGGTTACTTACCACAGAATACGCCTAGCGTGATAATTAGGACTAAATGGGTCGTCTTTTGTTAGACCGCCAGATTTATTTTTTATTCCTGCACTTCTAGTTAAGAAGTTCTTACGTCGGTCTTTGTCGCCGTGATCCTTACTTTTAAATATGCCGGTTTTATCTTTAAAATGCTCCATATTTCTAGCTCCAAAATGTACCGTCTTTTTTTTGCCGTCTTTTTCTACTACTACCATAAGTTTCTTATCAGGACGTGTAGATTTTTCATAGTTGTATTTACCAACTTTTACCATAATCTTATAATCTATTATAATATTATTATTATGCCCCCTAAAAAAATACCTAAACAATACGTGCCTAAAAGTCTTAGCCCAGAAGATAAGAAAAAACAAATTAAAAGTATCAAGGAAGGTAAAGACCGTCCTAAAGTAGATTCATTTAAAAGTAAAAGATCTAGCCACGTAATAAAATTTGAAAAACGTTACGGTAAGAAAATCACAGACGACGAATGGATAGGAAAGAACTTACTCAGACCAGCAGGGATAAAACAAATACTAAAGAAAGGTGCAGGAGCTTATTATAGTAGCGGTTCACGTCCTAACCAAACTGTAGCCTCATGGTCAAGAGCGCGTCTTGCATCAGCCCTAACAGGTGGTGGCGCAGCAAAAGTAGATAAAGACATCCTAGAAAAGTACAAAGTAAAGAAGTAAAAAGCATTTTAATTATTTTCTTTAATAACATTATAACAAAAAAGCTATGAAAGAATTAATTAACTTTACCTTGAATGCTCCACAGGGTGCTAATTCACATACTGCAGTATTTAAACAACCTCTACTTATTCATCCTAATTCTACTATTACTGTTAATTCAGTCGTTGTTAACTGGTCGCCCCTTACTGGGTATAAAGATGATACTTTCGCAGTTTTAACAGATTTACCAATTAAAACATTTATTAACGCTGGATTTGAAGGGCAACGTGGAGGCGTTGTAGAAAATAGAGTTTTCGCATTTGTACCACCCAACCAACCAGACCAAAGCGACGTAGACGACCCAGCTACAGGTGTACCAGCATTAGCAGTAAGAAGTTACGAACCAGTGCAGCCTATAGTTCATACTATGTTAAATAATGAATTATCAATAAACGCTATTCATTTTCAGATAGTAGATGGTTTTAATTTAGCTCCTAGAACAGATATAGAACAATTTTCGGTATCTTTTACATTATCACATGAATGTTAATTATCTATCCAATATATATAGATAATGAAACCTAACGCTATCAACGCAAAAAGAGAAATGCCTACAGTAAAAGAAATGGAGGCGTTACGCAAGGCTTGCCCCAGTATTACAAATTTAGATAAAAAAATAGAAAGAGAAAAGGAGAAAAAGTCAAGAAATATTGAGAGCATTTTTAATAAAAAGAAAAAAAAATGATTATAATTATAATGAGTGATCCCAAAGTAGGAACTGGAAAAAAGCCTAAGGGCTCGGGTCGTCGTCTGTATACGGATGAGAACCCGAAGGACACGGTGCAAATTATATTTAAAAATATACAAGATACACGCGATACTATAAAAAAATTAGAGCGCCTTTATAAATCAGGAGCACGCCCACATATTAGAATTAGCCAAATTGCTAATGTTCTAGAACAGCGCACTAGATTTATGAAAGGCAAAACTAAAGAGAATGCCTTAGCTAAAAGATATACTGAATTTTTAAAACAGCGAACTAAATTAAAAACTGATGAAGAAAGAAAAAAATTAAAATTTAATATTTAGTTTATTTTATAAACTATTATAAACTACTATGCTTGTGAAAGATTTACGGGCTTTAGCTAAGACTCATACTATTAAGGGTTATTCTAAAATGAAAAAATCAGAGCTTGAAGAACGTTTAGTAGAAATCGGCGCAATAAAAGGAAGCTTTAAAATTTTTATGTTTAATTGTAACGGTGAAGAAGAACAAACCTATAACGATCATTATAAGCAAGAAGTAATTCAAGAAATGCACAAAATTAAAAACACGTATGGTAATAAATTTAAAGTATTTAAGTTATTAGACAGCAAAGATAAATTATTGGCTTACTGTGAAAACTAATCTTTTTTTCTCCATTCTTCGCAACATTTACAGTCGCACTCTACTTTAAATGGATCACCAAATTTAAACATATGGTAACACCAATCACATATAGTTTTACATATGTCTTTAGTAAAATCCATTTTATTAATATATCTTTTTATAATTATTTTATTTTAGTATTTTACTAAATAAAATGACCGATATTAACAGACTCACAGATTATCAAGTAAGCGATTTAGAATCTAACATGGAAATCAGAACCGAAAGACTAGACCCTATCGTCTCCAGCCCTTATAGATTTACATTTAGAATAGACTCAAGCTCGTACATTGACCGTAACTCTATGCTTGTATTTAAGGCACATACCACAGCAGCGGCTAATAATAATGTTAGAGGAAATTGCTGGTCTGGATTTTTAGGTGCTATTAAATCAGTTGAGCTACAGGTTGGTGATTTTTCAGTGCAGAAAATTGAAAACGTCAATCGCTGGTCTGCCCTTAACCATTTATATTCAAGATCAACATCCGTCCAGAATAAGAAACTATCACATTATTTACATAACCAATTACGCTATGAAGTTCTCAGCACAGCGGGAGGTTTTGATAGTCAAGTCACTGGATCAATTCAGCCTAGTGAAACTCTTTCAGGTATAAACTATGGTGCCCCAAACTCTGGCGCCAATGCAGCTATTAACTCATTAGCTTTATCCCAAACCGCCGCCGATAACCAGTCAGTTGGTATCCCACTTGGTATGCTCTTACCAATGCTTAATGATCGCGACCTTCCAGCCTTTTTATTCACAAATTACAAGGTTCATTTAACTATTGAATTTGAATCACAGTCAGGTGAATTTGCTAACGATATTACACAGAATAACTACGCAGGAGGAGAGAACTTAGCCGCGGCTGCTAATAGTGTTTTATTTAGCGACGTTGAACTTTTACTAGATGAATTAATCTTACCTTCTAGAATCCAAAACGCCGTACTTGAGGAAACAGTTAAAGAGGGTGGCTATCAGATTGCTTTTACTAATGTTGATAATGTAAAGAAGACAATTGGCGCAGGCACAGCTAACACAAAACAAACAGTAGAACACAGATTGAATTTAACAAATCAAGAAGTCCATTACGTACAGCTTATGAGACAGTTACCCTCTACTAGTGAGACTAAGGTTTTACTAGGACAGCGTGCTGACGGACAGTCACTTAATGAGGTGCAGTTCAACGTAAACGGCGTAGACATATACACAGCCGGACCCGTAACTAATCCAGTTGAATTATATAACAACGTAACTTATACACTAGGACGCGATTTACAGGTAGTAAAGCCTCTTTACGTTAAAGATCCAGCTACATGCGCCTCCTTGCTTTCACCACCCCAGCAAGGTTTATTAGGAAAATACCAGCCAATTTGCTTAGATCTTAGAAACGGCGAGCCAGTTATTCGCGGAGGTGGACGTTTTATTGGTGAGTATCCAATCAGAGTTATACTTTCACGCACTCCAGCAGCTAGTACTAATACAACTTGGTTTAATGCTAATAACTTCCAGATAATTCAAGCAGAGACTGGCGCTATTGACTGTGATTACTTTATTGGAACCACCAAGGTAATGAATGCTAAGACTATGCCTAACGGTTCTATGAATGTTACAGTAAGTAATATGTAAATTTAATCTTAAAAACAATCTATTTTTATATTATAATGAATAAATCTAATGATAAGCCCAGAGATTTAAGCGTGTATCCTGTAATTATTGACGAGGAAAACATGGATATAGTAGACAAATATCCATTACTCCCTATACCATTTTTTTTAGTAATTTTAGGCAGAGTAAAAGCTGGTAAATCTAATTTATTAAATAACCTTACTTTATCGCCCCGATTTTACGGTAAGGATTTTCAAGTTAAAATTTTAATATCGCCTACACTGCACGATCCAATTAATAAAAATATGGTAGAGCATTTTGACTTTGTATTTGAAGAATATTCAGAGCCGTTATTAAATGAAATTATAGATATGATTGAAAATGACGAAAACGATAACCGCTATTTACTTGTACTAGATGACGCTATTACTACAACATTTAAACAATCTAAAAACGGTAAGGTAGACGCTTTCAGTAGTTTGGTTACTAGATATCGTCATATTACAAATCAACACTCGGGGAAAGAGTCTAGGCTCAGTATTATTTTAACGTTGCAGTACTTTAAATTTTTGACCCCAATAACTCGTACTATGGCTATGGGGTTGTGTATCTGTGGAGAGTTAAGCGATCTTGAATTAAAAAAGATTAGCGAGAGTTACGATTTTTTTGGCGGGAGCTCTAAAAGATTTTTAAATTTATATAGGCAATGCAGAAAAGAGCCTTTTGATTTTTGCTTTCTTAATGTTGATAGCATGGAGATGAGACGTAACTTTAACGAAATTGTTTATAGTAAAAAAGACGAAATGAAAAGACTAAAGGATGAAGCAGAAGCTAATAAATCTAATGAAAATTAAAAAAATAATAAAATCTTAAAATAATTTATCAATAAATGTCCGCATTACAGCAATTATTAGCACAGCATTCAGCAGATATAAACGCAAGAATAGAGCATACAAACGATATAGATAATGAAATAGCAGACCGAAAAGCTAACACTCTTGAGGAGAAATTTCAGCACGCTAAAGATGCAATAGAAAGTGTAGGAGCCGAATTAGGCACAGCTGGGACAGCTTTCCACATGGGGCGAAAAATTTATACTAAATATAAAGCCAGACAGGCTAGACTAGCCAAAGAAAAAACTGGCGGTGGTGATAGTGAATCTAACGCAAGTGCAGAACGTCCCGCAGCAGATGGCGAAGCACCAGCCAGACCGGCGGCTGAGGAACCAGCAGCAGAAGACCCCTTAGATATTCCCGAAGGAGACTTAGACGATTTATTTTCGGCTCCTGCTGCTGAAAGACCAACATTTGAAAGACCACCAGCAGATGAACCACCAACTAGAGGAGCAACTGGTGAAACAGACGAGCCAGCACCTGAACCTGCACCAGAAGGAGGCAGAGCGGGAGCTCAACCAAGAGAAGACTTAGGCGCTATAGAAGAAGAGCCCGAAGTCGCTGGAGGTGCAAGAACTCAAGCCGCACGAGAAGATCAACCATCAACAGAAGCACAGGAAAGAATGAACCGAAACGCAGCACAAAGACAAGCTCAAGCCGACGCTGAAGCAAAAGAACCAGAAAGCCACACTGAACCTAAATCTAGTGAGTCACAACCTGCACAAGATACAAGCGACCCAGCAACTGCACAAGGTCAGGAATCTAGAGCCGCTAACATTGAAAGCGGTCAAGCAGAAGCACCAACAGGCTCAACTGAAGCTAATCCAATGGACGCATTAAATACAAGAACTGCAACTCCATTACAAGAAAGTGGATCTGAGCCATCAGCTAGACCAACTAGCGAGGCTAACGTTGGTAGTTCTGCCGAAGGTGCAGGCGCTGAGGGCGGTGGCGATGTTGGTGGAGCCCGTGCTGCATCTCAGGCGGGTAGTACAGCTGATGATATAGAAGAAGGAGCTAGAGCATTTATGGATCCTGAAACTGGTGCAGCTAGAGCTGCTTCTAATATCGCCAGTCGTGCCGCCGATAATTCAAGTATTATAGACAAAGGTATTAACGGAGCTAAAAAGGTTGGCTCTGCTTTAAAGAGTGGTCTAGGTGGTGACTTAAGCGAAGGCTCAAGCATACTACCCGAAGTCGGGGAGGCTCTAGATTTCCTTGGACCAATTGGAGAATTTGCTGGGCTAATTACTGGTCTAGTTGGTCTCTTTGAAGGTCTAGGACATAAAAAGGAAGAGCCAAAACCCATTAGCGGACAGAGTGGAGGGGTAGCAGTCCAACAAGCTGGTGGCGGTATAGACCCAGGGGCTTTACTTGCCTCACAGCCTAAAGGTATTATGGCTGCAGTTTAAAAAGCCTCAATTAAAATTTGTATTAGTTTTAGTTGATTGGTTGCTGATTCTATTTCTTGATTTTGTATATTAATTTTTTTTTGTGTTTTATATTTTCGTTTTAATAATGAATTTAAATAGTGACTCCATGCCCGTTTCTCGTATTCTAAAAATTTTAAATCGTAAAAGTCTTTATCGTTAAGATATTTAGAGAGATCCTCATTAAAATAAATCATTTTTTTTAATATATATATAAAAAGATATTTTTTTAAGTACTAATAAATAATAATTAATAAAAACCATTGTTAAACTGGATAGCATTAGTAGCCTTACGTATGATAGTATACGTATTTTTTGGAAATGATCCAATATTTTCTTGGTGAAAGTCAAGAATAATTAACAGTTCATTTTTATATTGGGCGATTTCATAAAACTGAAGGTCTTGGTGAAATTTGTTATAGCAAATGAAATACTGAAGAGTAACGAGATGGTCTCGGCTTGACTCGTTAAGGTCTGTGTGTTCTTCGTAGTCATAAAGAATCTGCTTAAGCTTGAGCGACATTTTGGGAGAGATTTTAGTGGAAGACATAGTTATTTTTTGATATATATAAAAAGAGAATTATCTCTAAGTGCTGATAAATAAAAAGATATTTTTTTATATATATTTGAGGAGGTCGCCCCAAATCGCCCCAAATTCTAAAATTATTATTTCTGCATTTCGCCAAAAAGCGCCAAAACTCCGCTTTTTTACCCGCCTCGGCTTTATGGTCTCAATGTGACTGAGAAATTTTATGAAAAATTCATTTTAAGTAGCAAAATAAAAAAGGCGGGTTTTTTCTAAAACCCTATAATATTTCGTAAATTTTTTTGGGGCGTTGGGGCACTTTTCCATATATGTAAAGATATTTTTCCTTACTTAAAAAAAGGGTCTACGCTGAGGATCTATACCTGAATTTCGCCTGAATTACGCCTGCATGCGTGATAAACGAATTACGGCTGAATTACGGCTGAATTACGGTCACGCGCGGAATCGCTTCCCTTATAAAACAAAAGGAAATGCCTTAATTTTTTCTTTTTTTCATAAGGATTCCTTATCCTTTTACTTTCCCTAAGTGCAGTAAATTGTGCGTAACTCCCAGCATTATTTTCTAAGTATATAAAAAGGGGGGTGAGTTGTATTTTTTCTTATATATGAAGAAGAATAATTAATAAAGTCTGTTTACAGACC